TAATATTTCATGCTTAATTTATCTAATCTACTGAAATTCGTGTTCCAGTACTCATACTTATCGCTCACACTAATACTTATGTTGATAAATGGCATCATATTGATTGTACCATTATCATTTTTTAGTGGCTGATATCTATCGTAATCTTTATATGGCATTATTTATCTCCTTCTCTTAATTTATATGGTTCTGTTTGTAAATACGCAGCAGTTAATGTATCACTTTTTTTAGTTAGAATACCCTTAATATAACTAGCTTGTTTACTTGCTTCTTCTGCTGGTCTATTATACAGACCCTTATCTGTGAAATTTGAATTCGCATAATAATTGAACGTAGTTGCGTTCTGAAGTGCATCAATTGGTCCCTTAAGTGATTGACCACCTATTAACTTCATCTGTAACGTTACCTTGGCAATCATGGGTTGCATACCAAAACCTTCCGGGTTCATATCCCAAGTCGTATCATTATAGTCGATAGTAACGTTTTCAATAACTACTTTCGTGTGGAAGAAATCACCAACCCTTAAAATACAAATCGGTTGTTTTCCGAAAACACTGTTTCTTGCTCTAAGTGTTCCATATTGGTCCGCTTTCATGTCGTAACGCTTCGCAGAACCCTGTCTGGTACATTGTTGTAAGAAAGTCAGTCTTCGATGGAAATCTTCGGGTGTTTGACTATGAAATAACGGATAATATTTATCACCACTTATTGATTCAAAACCCTCTAAAATTGCTCTATCTCTTTGATTTAAAACATTATCATTCACAACATTAAGTTGTTTTGCTGTTTTAATTTTTAATTCCAATACCTGAATTTGTCTCTGAATTTCAGCAAGGTCATCTTTTTGTTTCTGATTTGTATCTTGTACTTTATTTTCAACACCTTTAGTACTTCTTTCAATCGCTATTGTTGCACTTCTTTCTTCTTTAACGCTTTTTTCATGCATATTAACTGACAAAGCACCAGCATCACTATTACCCGCACTACCAGTACTAGTCACTTCTATTATTTCGATGTCACTAACATTTAAATCGGGAAACATTGCCGTTAATCTGCTTCGAATCAGTTTTGCTGCTGCTCGAACACGTCTGTTACCAAGTGCTTCGTTATAGGCTTTCTCGTTAGCACTTAAATATAGTTTCGATGCCTCACCAGTAATGGTAATTTTATAATATTTTCTATTATCGGGATTACTATAGATATCAAATAAATCCTTATTTAAAGTACTAAAACCTATTTGGTCAATAGTACCTACAGAATTATATTGGTCTGAAATACCAGTTAATCCGAATCCGGTAATTACAGAAGTTCCAGTAAGACCTGTTCTAAAGTATATATTACCATTTAATCCAAAACCATTTCCATCCTGTGCTGATTCCAAACCAGTAATAATTTCGTAATGATTTGGATTATCATACATGGTTTGGATAATCGTATCGACTTCGCTTTCAGTTGGTCTGTCATTTTGGAAGAAAATAGTAACAGGTTTTCTTTTTATTGGTGCAGGTTCTGCTTGGTCAACCGGACCTTCGATTTCCGGTTTTTGATTTTCAAGGTCTTGGATTTGTTTTTCCCAGATATCAATATTTGCTGCATCAGGTAATGCCTCACCACCAAATGCGAAGAAGTCCGCAATCACTTTATTTCTATCCTCACCCCTTAAATATTTATTTCTTAGTTGTTCAGGATAATCAATAAGTAAGGTAAAAGCAAGAACAGCCGTTCTTTCTGAATTCATGTAGTTATACATTGGTTCATTTCTACCAACCATAACAGTTGACTCGTATTTAGCTATTGCTACTTCATTAATTTGTATATCATATGGTGGGAACCACATCTGTCGTCCACCAAACTGACCAACTTCACTTAATGGAATGGCTGTTGCATATTCATCATCAATAACACCATATGTTTCTCTTTTAATTGTACCAATAGCAAGATTTTCGATACTAAACATCAGGTTCTTGTTATCAAGTACACCATTTTGCATAGTTGGGTGAATTCTAGGTAAAACTGTTTTATTAACCACAGATTCCGTTGGACCTTTATACACATAATTACCTTTAAATCTAATTGACTTAGTAAAATTATCATATGGGTCTAAAACCGTGTGTTGTCTCACTCCGGTCTTATTAGCGTTTAGACTTGCTCTTGAATACGTGGTATTATTTCCTCTCCAAAGTGGAGAACCGTTGAACCCAACATAATTATCACCGTCTTTAAATACTTTTCTTGTTATGTCAACAAAGTTACCTTCACTTGCATTTAATAGATTTCTAGTATATTCCAATAATCCGGTTTTTATATTTAATTCACTAAATATTTGATTATCAGGATTGTCATTCATTGAATCGTCATCACCACGCAGATTACTAATATATGTTGTTGCTTCAGTACCCAGACCATCTCTACCCCAAACCAACCTCTTATCACTATTATCTTCAGTAAATATTGATTTTAAACCAACCTGATTATCGATTTCAGTTCTATCAGCATCTGGTTTCACGACATCACCAAAATTATCTTTAATATATTGATAATATGGGGCGTATTCCTGAACAGTTCCACCACTCCCAAGATAACTCGACACCATATTTGCATTTGCATTCGCTATTGCAGTTGTTGGGTTGATAGTTAACGGTCTTCTAAAATATGGACTCTCTCGGTAATCCATGAAATTAAAGAATGTTCTACCGTTTGCAATTACAGTATTATTTGATGATAATAATGGAACACCAACCTCTTCACTATGCTCACGCAACACGGTAGTATAATTATCATTTCGTTCCGGGTTAATGGGTTTATATGGATTCATATTAACTGCCTGAAAGAAACGTGTTAATTGTGCTTGACCAGTATTTTTTATATAATCTCCGGGTGTCGGGTTTTTTGTAAACGGATTGGCATCACCAAATACATCATATGTTTCGATTCCCAGATATTTATTAGCAAATCCACCAATCTTTTCTAAAAAAGTTTTGTCGGCACTATCTTTTACAGTAACGGTCCAATCCTTATTTCTCTTAAAAATACCTTTCAAATTACCTTTAAGTGCCTGAGATATATCAATACTTGGGAGAAATTCGGTTGCTAAATTACTTGCCGAATTATACGCCATTTGTTTACCCAACATAACCAAACCTATTCTTGCAAGTGCTGACTGGTCACTTCCAAAAGCATCAATTGTGTTGAATACAATATTTGCACTGGTGTTAAGACGGTTGTATTGAGGAATAACGTTTAATATCGTTGATATACTACTGGCAACATTACTTTCATTATTTTTTGAAAATAAACTCGTGTTTTCATACTCATTATAAGCATTATATAAATTACGAGCAGATATCATACTTCGATATTCTTCAATGGGAATATACCCACCTTTATAATAGATGTCACCGGATGATAATCTTGAAGGTTCGTCAGCCATTAATAACTTTTTTTAATAAATACTTGCAGATTAATTTTGAAATACCTATTTTTACCTTGGGAAAATACGGACAATCCCCAAAAACGTGATAATATTCTTTTATATCAAAACATTATTGGGTTATGAATAGCAAGTTTATTGAATTTCTCTATTTAATTAGAATATTAGATAGTCTATTTTATTTCGTCAGAAATAAACATAACTATCCCATAATGTCGAGATTTTTCTTAGATTCGCAGAAGTTAAGAACCAAACTTGTGACTTTGTTGATTGATTCGCAGAAGCGATAAAGAGTTTGTGAACTTGAGAAAAAACTTTTCAAAGTTACAAAAAATAAATGACAATTCCTAGTATTTTTCAGAAATCAGATAAAAAAAAATTATCTTCCCTTTCCAATTCTTAGACTTTCTTGCATTTGGATTGCAATTTCTGGGTCATATATTTTACGCATGAATGTTGTTTTATCGATATCTAGTGTAATATCGTTATGTAGCATAACATTACCCTTTGCAAATTCGACTTGAAGTGGTTTTCTCAATAGTCTTGCAAGGTCTGCAAGCATTCCACCACCTTTGGTATTCATATTCGATATACTTTCAACGGCATTTTGAACCGCAATAAAATCATCTCTACTACCGGACATAACTGTTTGAATATTTTGAAATGCTGCACCTACTTTTACGAGGTCATCAGCATGTTTTCCGATTTTACTAATAGCAAAACCCAGACCTATTGCAGCAGGGAGGGCAATTGTTGCTGTTGTTAGGACTGCCATCATTCCCGCTAAACCCGCAGTAACTTCACCAATATTTTCAACACCTTTTATTGAATCAAATAATGTGGCGAATCCTTTTGCCATGAATCCAATTCCACCAGCAGCAATACCAATAGCACCACCCATCATTAATAAAGCAGCACCTAAAGCCAAAAGTGGAATTGCTGCTGGTGCTGCTACCGCAGCTACAATACCAATACCAATTGCTGCAAGTGGAAATGTAACAGCTAATGTCATAGCGATACTTTTTAGAATTTCTGCTTGTTCTGGTGTTAATTTACTCATTGAATCAGCAAGTTTAGATATTCCGACAGCAGCTAATCCAACACCTGCACCCATACCGACAGCAGCAGCACCAATAGCACCACCAGTAGCCAGACTTTTCATTCCTTTTGCTTTATGGAGTCCAGCAGCACCTTTACGAATTTGACCAGTTCCGGTGTAATCCGCTCCACGCCCAATTATAGCACCACCAGCACTCTTTCCAGCAGCAGAACCCTTTCCACCTAACATACCACCTAAGAAACCTTTTCCACCACCTTCAGCAATCCATTTTGTTCCTAATCTACCTAATCCACTGGTGACACCTTTCCATAAAAGTCCAGCACTCATTAATGCAGCAGCAGCCGTAACAGCACCACCCCATCCTTTAGCAGCAAAATTAGCGATTGGTTTCATGAATTTATCAAGCATCCAATTAACTCCTTTTAATAATGGAAGTAATGCCGATTTTAGAATTTCGATGGTTGCTTTGAATGTTTCATCGAATGTCATAGCCTCAGTTGCACGGTCTTTCAATAAAAGTTGTTCTGTTTTAAATGCCTTGGCTTGGTCTTTTGTTAATTCACCTATATTTAACATGGTTTCACCAAGTTGGACTTGGAATTTTCCTGCTTTCTGGTCCCATAGCGCAGCACCTTCAATAACTTCTTTTTGTTCAGCACTTAATCCCAGACCACTCATTTGTTGACGCATTTTCTGTACTTCAGCCTGTCTTTCAGCAATTACTACCATCGAACCCGCTTCCATATTCAATGATTTCTCAACAGCAAACATTCTATCACGGTCAGCAGGACTGATGAATTTTTCCATAACACCTTCTGAATTTTTTCTGAAGGTCACAAGACCTTTAGTCATATCAGCAAGTTTTTCCTGCATTTTTGCCGGGTCATTACGACCAAGATATAAGAGTTCAAAAGGGTCGGTTTTAGCAAATTCACCACCCATAACTTGTAATTGTGCTGATAAGTCAATTGCACCTTCAAGAGTACGTGCAACATCAGCAGCATTCAGTGCATCTCCGATATCAATTTTAAATTTTTCGGCATACATTGCCATTTGAGCAAAACCCTTAACACCTTGTTGGAAAGTATATGTGTTTAATTTTTTGAAATTATCGTTAACATTTTTCAGAACCTTCGTAGTATTAACACCCATTCTTTCGCTAGTATCCACGACACCTTGAACATAATCTACCATTCCTTTAGCACTATACCCCATTAGTTCGAATTGTGCTCCGAGTCTGGTTGCTTCAGCAATTCCGAGACCAGTACCTTTACCAATATCGGTAATGTCTTGAACCATCTCTGCCGTCATAACACGAGCACGACCAGTTTCATCAGCATAACCCTGCATTACACCTTGAATGTCACCAATAGTTCCACCTAATCTTAAAACGTATTTCGAAGATTTTTCAAAAGCGTCACGCATCATGACGGCTTTATTTCCACTCATACCGAGATTAAGATTAGTAGTTTTTATAATCTTATCTTGCTCTTGTAGATATTTCCAACCAATTTTTAATTGAGCACCTAATTCTTTGGCGAGATTGACTTGTCTCGTTCTCCTTTTAATACCTTCATCAAGTTGTTTATTAAGGTCTTTTTCGGTTTTAACTAGTTGTTGCTGTTCGACTTGAAGTTTCTCGATTTGTGCAATATTATCAATACCTTTGTCGAGTTGTTCTTTTTTTAAATCAGTGATGACTTTTTCGTAGTTACTAATCTTTTCACCAAGAAGTGCTCTTTCTCTATCGACATCATTAGTCGATTTAGCCAAATCAAGCTGTTTCTGAATTGAATCGTTTAAAAGTTTAAGATTTTTTATTCTATCTGCTGAGTCACCAGTTGCCATTTTTATTTCCGTGTTTTATATAAATACAAAAGACCGAGTTTTTTACTGTCCCGGTCTAAAGTTATTTTTGTTTCGTGCCTTCTCATGCATTTTCTCAATCTCATCATTCTCTTTTTCTAAGAGAAATAAGAAATGTCGTCTACGATATATTGGTAATTTTTCTACATAATCTGCTTGAAACTTAGCGTGTTTGGTCAGGATGTAGATTTCCTCATCGACCATTTTTTTGTACTCACCCGCTAAGTGTTTGGGAAAAAAAAATCTATCCCTATACTTAAATCAGCTTTAAATTTATAACCATCTTTGGTCTGGAATTCATAAGCCATATCAACATCAGGACTTACTTCCAGAACTTTTCTACGAATAGTTAAGGCATCCATTGCTGGCATCGCATCAACGAATTTACTAATATATGTTCTATCGGTTTTCTCACCAATACTGACGATATGTGATTTTAATTTAAGTGTACTGTATTCACTAAATTCTTCACCACTAGCATCTTTAAAGGCTTCGGCTTTTTTAAATAAAATGTTTTCTTCACCACTGGTCAGTAGTTTAAATTTAACAGTTTTCTTACGCATTGGTAATTCAACACTGAAAAACCCATTCTCATCAGGTTCTTGACTGACTTTCTTATATTTCAATTTATTTAAATCAACCTTTGTTTTAAATAAAATATTTGTTCTTGGGTCCGGTACTTGTACTGCATAATCAGAACCATAACTTGAACTACGAAGGAATAAAATAATAGCACTTCGGTCACCAACCAATAAATCGTTGGCATTAACACCGGGAGTTTTAATTTTTCTTCTTAACAACACATCGATTACCGTACCATTTTCAATTAAAGATGGTGTGGTTAGAATATCTTCATCTTTCGATGTCATATATTCAACACTAAGTTCTTTAAGCCCGTTTTTATAAAACTTACCTTTTGATGGTAATTTGATGATTTCATATGAAGTCATTAAATCTGGGTCGGTTTCCTGTGACATTGCTGCTTGATAATCATGAGGATTAAAACTACTAGCTGCTGGTACTGCATCAGTCATTACCTGTTGTGGTGATGGAGGTGCTAATGGAGTTTTTTCAGTACCGTGTATTTTTTTGTATTCATTTAATACGTCTCCAATCGGTCTTTTCTCAGGGACTTGTTCTTGATTCTGGTTTTCCATGAATTTATAATTTTTTATACTTTTTTAATAAATACTCGAAAAAAAATTTTTTGACATTCAAGATTTTTAATTAAAACTCGTATTACCATATATAAGAATAATTGTTATTATGGAAGAAGAATATAAATTAATTGTGGTATATGCCGGGGTGCAAGGTATTCGAAGTGAAGATATTGAGGAATTCGTACATAGGCTATCAAAAAGAATCGCACCAACCAGTATAAAAGGTGAGATAATTATGATTCCAACACAATCACCGGATACGAGGATTGAATGTATTAATCCAAAATATATCACAGATGCTGAATTACTTAATGAGCATACTGAGATGATGAAAAAATTAAGAGAACATCTCCAAAATCAGTTGGAGCAAATAAAAGAAGAAAATAATGGGTAAATTAAAAGTTGGGATAGATATAAATGAGGTTCTAAGAGCTAGATGGGCAGCATTTGATAGATTCTATCTTGAAGAATTTGGTGAAGAGAATATGCCAGAAGAAGCAGTTCCATATATATATGATTTCTGGAAAAAGTATAGTTGGAAAGACACTGTAGAAGAAGTTAAGGAAATGCGTGAACCCGAAGAAACGCCAGACACAATCAATCCAATAGATTATCAGGTTGATGAAAACGGGGAAGCACCTGCCGATTTTATGTTGTTCAAACCAGCAGAAAAAGTAACACTAACAGCAAGAGAAGTTTATAATAGATTCATGTATGAAGATTATCTGTTTGAAATCCACGGAGCAGCACCAAAACTCTATCCCCAATTGGATTTAGACGTAAATAATTTCTTACAAAAGTATGAAGACACCGTAGATTTTACAGTAATATCTATTGAAAACCGTTTCAGTATCCCACCAACTCTTTTCTTCCTAAGTAAGATTTCAAGTAGATTTAGAGACTATAAATTTCTCGATAATTCAGTTGATATGTGGAAACACGTGGATGTCCTAATTACCACAGACCCTGAAATCATAAAACTTGGTGCGCCTTGGGGTAAAAAATTAATTAAATTAAAACGACCATACAACGTAGATTTAAAAGAAGGTACGCTGGATGCACTACAAGTTGTTGATTTAATCGAAAATAAAGATTTTCAAAAAATAATTAAATATAAAAGTAAATAAAATGAGCGAAGAATTACAGAAGTCAGCCGAACAAGCTGAATTAGAAAAGATTGAGAAAATTAAAGTATCTCTCAATAAAATCGCAACCAAAAAATCAAAATTTCTATTTGCAGTACCGGAATCAATGAGTCCTGTTGCAAGTGTATATGAAATATATTTCCATGCAAGTGTTGCAAAAAATATGGGATTTGAAGTTATTATGATGGTTGAAAAGGGCGATTATGTCGTACCAGCTTGGATTGAAAAAGAACTTACTAACCATCCACACATGCCAATGGCAGACCCAAAACTAATGGTTGGTCCCGAAGATGTTATGGTTATTCCTGAAGTTTTCACAAATGTAATGGAGCAGACAAAAAATCTACCATGTGTAAGGGTTGGATTATTACAATCTGTTGATTACATGATGAACTCACTGATACCGGGAACCGATTGGGCAGCATTTGGTGTTAATGACATCATTACTACCTCAGAAACTCTTAAAACATGGGTGGAAACCTTTCATGGTGAGGGTAAATATAATATCATGGTCTATAATGTTGGTATTCCAGATTATTTCGAAAAATCTACTCTACCACAAAAACCAATAATTTCGGTTATTGGTAGAAATGCTAACGAGATTTCGAAATTCGTAAAACTGTTTTTCAGTAAATATCCTCAATATAGCTGGATAACTTTTGACCCAATGGTAACAAAAAGTAAACCACCACAACCAATGAGACGTGTTGATTTCGCTAAGAGGTTGAAAGAGAATTTTGCTGCAATCTGGATTGATAGAATTGCGTCTTTTGGTACTTTCCCACTGGAATGTATGAAATCAGGCACAATTCCTATTTGTTTGAAACCCGATATCATGCCAGAATACATGGTCGAAAGAGATGAAAACGGCAAGATTGATAAAGTTGTTGATGGTGGTGGAGTTTGGACTGAAAATTACTACGACCTTCCATTATTGGCTGGTGAAGTATTAGTTAAGTTCCTAGATGATGGAATTAAAGATGAGCTTTATGAAAACATGGATAAGATTGTAGTTAAATACAATCAAAAAGACAGTGAAATTAGATTAACTGAAATCTATGAAACTGTTCTTAAAGCCAGAACGGAATTACTTACCAAAGCCGTTACTCCCGAACCGCCACCTGTCGAAGTATTTAATCCACCGCCAGTATTGTAAAAATAATAAGAAATTTTAAAGAAAAATATAAAATGAATATATCAGTAATCATACCAATACACGAATATAATGACGAGTTGTCTGTATTGGTTACCAGAGCAGTTGAGAGTGTCGAGAAACAAGAATTACCACTTATCGTTGTTGATGAACAGGAAGTTCCCGATTCATTAACACCAATAGTTCTTGTATATCCAACAGAACTTGACGAAAGTATGATTGGGTTGCGAGACTCAATGATTCGTAAACATGAAAGTCTCACTCACGAGAACTTCGTTTTAATTAAAAATGATGGTGATACGAGTTATCAGTCGCAAGTCAATCTTGGTGTCAAATCAGTAACTACCGATTATTTTTCGGTACTTGAATTCGATGATGAATACTCTGACACATATATTAAAAGAGCCACCGAATATGTTAAAGTCTATCCAGAAATCGATGTGTTTCTCACAATGATGATTGAGGTAAACGCTGCGAATGAAGGAATTAAGTTGACAAATGAAACGGTTTGGGCGCAACAATTTGTTGGCGAGAACGGAGAAATGGGTTATCTAAATGCTAACGCATTGAAACAATATACCGATTTTAAATTAAGTGGTGCTGTTATTAAGAAATCTGATTTCCAGAATCTTGGTGGATATAAAGTCAATATTAAGTTGACTTTTATGTATGAGTTTCTGCTCAGAGCATTAAATAATGCATCAAAAATCTTTAGCATTCCAAAAATTGGTTACAAACACCTTGCAACACGTGAAGGTAGCTTATTCGATAATTATGGGAAAACAATGTCTGTCGATGAGAGAAAATTCTGGTTTGAAACAGCGACTAAGGAATCAAATTTTACTAACGATAGACCAATCGACCTAAGTAAAATGCAAAAAGTTGTTGTAAAATAACTGTATTGTTAACAATATAATAATGGCAGTTAAATCAACCACACTTTATTTCGCTGAAAGGGAAGAACAGGCAGTTTTAGATTATATTCATTCTGATTCGCTGGAAGAAAAAAATAAACTCTATAACGAAATCCTGATTGAACCTTTTCGAAAAATGATACAGTCTATTTTAAGACGATATCCAATCCATATTGGAAATTATAATATGGAAGAAGTCGAAACCAACGCACTTGCTCATTTAATTGACCATATGGTTAAATATAAACCATTTATAATTGAACGTAAAGGTGAGAATCCCCCTACTGAAAAATGGACTAAATTGGGTGATGCCTATAGGTTCATTCATATCGAAAACGCCTATGAAAAATTGGCTAATATGATTGAAAGTGAAGATGGATGTAAATATAGAATCTTTAACTCCAAAGCATTTAGTTATTGTCAGACAATTATTAGAAATTTCTATAAAGACCATAGTAAAAAGAGTTATACTGAAAAGAAAATTAATTTGAGTTTTGATGATTACGTTGATGAAATCAATGAAAACATCGAATACACATATGAGATGGAAAATGAGGAACAGCAAAAACTCGAAATGTTAATTCAAAGCGTTATTGAAAAAATTGAAGACCGGATAGATAATGACCCGATAATTAAAAAGAATGAAATTATTGTTGGTGATGCGATTGCAAACGTGTTGAAGAACTGGCAGGTCTTGTTTATGGAAGACAGTCCAGAAGGAAAGTATAATAAAAGAGTGACAAATAAATTCGCTAAAAATAAAATTCTATTGTACCTGAAAGAACAAACTGGTCTGAGCACCAAAGAAATACGAATCGGTATTAAACCATTCAAAGAAATTTATTTTCTGGAGAAAATGGATTACATGGAAGATTAATGGAAAAGTTTTTAATTAAGAATAAGGAAAACATCGAGAAGCTAGATAAATACATCGATGAACACCGGGATGATATCAGAATGATGATAGTGTCACCTGAAATATTTGCTGCTTTTCGAGAATATTATGAACATACCGACTACGAAGAAAAGAATGAATTTCAAGAAGAACGAATGAAATATCGGGGAGTAAGAATGGTTCGGGATGTCTATTCACCAGCATTAGCACTATATTTCGTTAGAAAGTCTGAACACATTAAATTTAACATACCATGTATTTGTGGGGTTTATCAGGATGAGGGACATGAATTAAAATAATTATGAAAGAATATTGGACACCAGAAGTTGAAGAAAAACTTGCAGAATATGTTACTACCGAAGATATCGTTGAAAAGAATGAAATTTTTGATAATCATCTTTTTATTCCGTTTAGAAAACTTATTGACGCTATTCTTGAACGATATCGCCTTCATTTTGTCGATGATGACGTGAGGCTTGCAATATTAAGTCACTTAGTACTGAATGTGGGTAGGTTTAAGCCTGACACTGTGTATCCAAGTGGTAAGAAGGCAACTGGTAAGTCATATTGTATTGTTTTAATTAGGAGTTGGATGGCTGATTGGAAACTTAAATATGCTCGTCAACGAAAAAATATTAGTTTTGATGACTGGTATAAAGACAATCCAGAAATATAATAACCCGTATTTATATGTACTAAAACTATAATTATGCTAAGACAATAGTAAATAACCGAAAAAGAATAAAATTAAACACTTATGTGTCCACGTCCTAAGAGAAAACAGTTAAAATTCGATGAAGAAAGTGTAAATAAACTTCTTCAGGAAATATATGATGAAAGTCATAATATCAAAGCAAAAATTATCCGATTATATAATAAATGGGAAGTCAAAGTTAAAGAACCCGGTGAGGTTCAGGCAATAGGTGGTGAAATCATTAAATTGATTGCTGCCGAAGCCAAAAACCAAGAGCAGAAAATTATGATTCTCAAGTATTTAAAAGAGGTTGTCTTTGATAAGAAAGATGGTGCTGTTTTTGGTAAGACCGAAGCACAAGAAAAGGGTGAGTTGACAAGTGAAAGACAAAGCGAATTACTGGATATCGTTGCCAGAGGCACAGGTGTTAGTAATGAAGAATTAGAAAATGAATAATGAGTTTAGCTGACGACAAAAGAAATGTTTTTACTACAATTGGTTCCTATACTTCCTTAATTCAAGAAAGTAAGAAGCCATTGCAGACAGATTTATTCCCGTCAATCAATAATAAAAAGGACATCGTGCCCTTTTTACTTGACGTAATGAAAACTGTTGCTGGAACCGATGCATTGAAAGAGACTATTGGTGGTATGTTTACGGACCTAATCGATAATGTGGAGCCACAATTAAAGGATGTGTTGAAAAAACAATTCATTCAGTCAAATGCCGACAATTTATTGCCTACAACCGGAAGCAATTTCAAGGATAACGGTATTACGTTACCAGTAAAAGACATAGATGTTGGTGGAAAGTTAAAAGTTAACCCCGCTACTGACCAAGGCAGTTTATTGTATGAAAAAGTAACACCAAACTTTGACCAAAGTGCTTATAATGCTATTTTAAATGAAGGTAGTGACGTGAATTTCAGTGTGTTTACGTTAAAATATAACGGCACAACCGATGAAATGCAAATAAGACCCACGACTGCTGCTAAATCTTTAAAAATTGGGGATTTCTTTACACAATATATTGATGATGCCGTACTTATTGATAAAAAAGAAATTACGACAAAAGTAATGGATGCGTTTTATGGTACACTTGCAAAAAAACAAAATAAAACCGTAGAACAAAACCACGAAGAACTAGAAGTTAGTTTACAACTTGAACAAGTACTTAATAATGATGATAGTTTTGAGATTCCTCCAGAGGATTTAGATGAGTTACTTAAAAAAGCACGTGAATTAACTGCTGGTATCGTGACATATGACTTGGGTTGTGGATTAATAGCACCAGAACTTCAGTTCGGTGACTTAGATAATATGATTCAAAATGTATCAGGTTCAACGGACCCATTTTTTGTTGCTAACCAATTCGAAGCAACTATTGATGAAAGTACTAATGGTGACCCGACATTAGAAGATGCGACTAAAGAAAATAAGGAAACAATTAAAGACGGTTTTTTTCAGAAAATCATCAATGCCCTCACAATTAAAATGTTGGAAGCCGTGACAACTGCACCACAAGTACGAGTATTATTGGGTATGATGAGTTCGTTACAAAATAATGGTGAGGTTAAAATTAATAAGGCAAGTGAAGACATGAAATACTTCAAAACCTGTATTAAGTGTATGGCAAAGGAAATAATGAGGCTGATTGCTGAATTCATTTTCGCATTAGCTGTTGCTTATTTAATAAAATTACTGAAACCAGTAATTATAAGAGTACTTAAAGAAAAAATAAACCAGTATACTGGTATTATAACAAGCCTAACGGGTGCGTTAGGGAAAGTTACAAATGTAATAACATAAAAATCATGATAGTAGACCAAAAATTAAACAAAAAATTCCTTGGCGTTTATCTAATAGATGGAGCGACTGACGGTACACAACTTGCTACAACTTCAAAACCTAACGGTTTTAGAAGAGTATGTACAAGATTATTCTTGGGTTGGGAATGGATTAGTATTAAAAAACTAAAGAGCCTAAATTAATATGGCAGCGATTGATTTCAATAGTATCGATGCAATTATTGGGGGATTCGATAAAATATTGAACCTCTCATCAGTTGGTGGTCCACCACCCGTACCCACACCACTTATGTTAATAGGTGTGCCCCTACGTGCTGGGTTGTCACCAACAAAAATAGCATCACGTATTATTGCGAGAAAATCTGAAGCTGGATTACCTGTTGGTGCGCTGCCTTCGGGAGCAATTAGTCCCGATGAAATAATGGAAAGAATCAGAATTGAAGAAATTGTTAAAGCACTTCAACAAGATGCACTTATTTCTGTGGCAATTCCACCGGGAATCACGTTGACAGCAGCAGGTATTTCACCAACTGGACCCGTTTCGGTATTCGGGTCAACAATAACATTTTCAAAAGGTTATGGGGTAATACAATAATGGAAAATTTAAGTGGATATACACCAACACAGTTACTTAAAATAAGTAATGATATCTGTGTGAAACATGAAGCCTTGAAAAAGGAAATTATTGCCGATACCTATAAATTGGAGGAACTTGAAATAAATCTTAACGAAAAGGCACGACAGTTGGAAGAACTTGAAAAAAATTACGTGGAAATCATTGAAAAAATAAGTACATAATGCCATACGATAAGCCAATCATACAAACCAGCAATCCTAATAAAAAGGAACATGCCAACATTCAAAGAAACAGAACCATTTTCTACGGTGAGGTTATAAGCATTGTTGATGAAACCGATGGTGGTATAATTAAAGTTAGAATTCCTGAACTCGATAACAGAACAGGAGATAGTGATTTACCGGATTGCTACCCTTTACAACCCAAATTTTTCCATCTATATCCACAGGCTGGGGAAATGGTTAGGATTTTTGTTGAAGACAATAAATTTCCAGAAAGAAGTCGTTTCTGGTTAGGTCCAATTATCTCACAACCACAAAAAATCGGATTCGATTCGAGATTCAGTGCGCTTTCGACAACCAATCTCGGTTTAACTAAACCCCAGAAAGCACCTACAACATATCCCGATGCTGTTGGCGTGTTTCCAACAAAAGAAGATGTGGCGATTATTGGTAAAGTTAATGCTGATATCATACTCAAAGTAAATGAACTGCATCTCAGAGCAGGAAAACACGAAGATGGTGATATATTAAGTCTCAATGTAAAGAATCCTGCACATATAGGATTAGTTTATGAGCCACTTGAAGGTAATAATGATGATTTTTACAGTAATACCATTATTCAAAGTGATAAGATTGCCCTGATTACACATGAAGGTAATCCCAAGTTTAAAGCTGCTAGAATGACTCCAGAGGATAGAGTGAGGGTATTTGCCGAAGGACACCCATTAGCCCGTGCAGATGTCTTAATTGAAGCCCTAGAGGTCATTAGAATTGCATTACTAAACCACATTCATCCATATCCGGGTTTAGCAGCAGATAGAGCAGCCATAATTAAAAAACTCGAAGAAATACAATTCGAAGCCATTCTACAGAAAAACGTTGTCACGAACTAAAATTTTTGTATATTTGCTGCAATGAACATCGAGGTTCCCAATAAATTTTTCACTTCATTTAACGAAGTCACGTTTCATGATGAACCACATAAATATTATGTGGATGGTAAAGAATTGGTGAGTGTTACTACATTAATCCATCGATATCAGGAAGAATTTGACGAAGATTATTGGTCAGATTATAAAGCCAATGAATACACTCTTACTCAGAGAGAAGTGTTGCGTGCTTGGGAATTTATAAACAAAAAGGGCACAATGAAAGGTTCGGCAATCCATGACTACGCAGAAAGATTGTTTTTAAATAAAATATTCCCCTATCCGAAACAACAGATTCTTGACGAATTCGGATTTGACCCGGTTTTACCGGAATACGAGATAACGAAAAAACATGTTGATAATTTCTATAACGATATTCAAGGAAAACTCATTCCGATACGAACAGAGATGATAATATACGATAGAGAGTCATTAATTGGTGGAATGCTCGATATCCTATTTTATAACGTAAAAATGAAACAGTTCCAAATTTGGGACTGGAAAACCAACAAGAAATTCGATAAGGAAATGAAGTCCCGACATTTTCATGATGAATTATTTATGTTGGAAGACAGTGATTTGGAAATTTATTCGCTTCAACTTGCCATGTATAAAATGATTATTGAGAAAAATACTGGTATAAAACTAGGAAAATCATATATTGTTTGGTTCAGTCATAATAACGAGAATTATGAAATAATTGAGACCAAAGACAGAAGTTATTACACCAACATTATGATGAACAACAGAATCGCAGAATTAGCTGCATAGAAATCCCAACATTAACACCTAATTTAGTGGTTAATGTTAGTAAAAACCAACAAAGATGACAGAAGATAATAAGATTAGATGCGTTCAAAAAAAGATGGAAGTATCAAAGGAAAATGGTGAAATTTCAGATTTTACAATTAAAGTTGAAGATGGAATTATAAACGTCTACGTGTTCCCAAAAACATCTCTTCAATACATCGTGTGTGATTTCGTAGTGACCCCCACTGGCTGCACCTTCCAATAAAAAAAGCCACCCGAAACGGATGGCTTTAGATTTAGTAGTGTGTGTATCTTATAGGTTAAGGATACATCTCCAAGGTTGAATTTCTAGTGTAATGTTTGTCAGTTCATCATTTGTATAATCGTTATCACCAAAGTCAATACTTACGATTTGACATTGCTCCAAGAACCATTTTTCAACCTCAACACCTGTTGGGTCTAATGATTTAAGTGTAATGTCTTTTTTATAACCTGCTGCGTATCCCATACGTCCTGTAAGAGATTCAGCATGTAAACGAACCCACTCCATAAGTTGCTGTGAAGTAGACGGACCAATTGGGTCTAGGAATGTCACTGACATCGAATCCCAAGTATATCTACCAGCAACATAGTTTTGTTCGTTCATGTACATAATTGGGACACTATTGATTTTCATCGAAGGTCTTTTGAACTTCTGAACTTTCCAAACCTGAATTCCTAATGAGTCGTCAAATACGGCAAAGAATCTATTGACTCTTTTTGGTTCGTATTCGAACGGCATCGTTCTTATCATTGTTTCTTCTGCTGCCATGTTATTTGAATGTTAATTTTCTGCTTATTTTTGCGTTTAATAATAAATACTCTGGTATTTGAAAATCATACCGATAAAAACAAACAAAATTATTTTGGCATAATACCTGTTCTCTGAAATAACCTTAGTTCAGCTTTTCCAAGACTTTTCAAAGTCCTTGGTGGCTTTTCTTCTTCTTCCTCAAAATCCCCGTCATCAACGTCTTCATCATCTGGGAGTTCATCTTGTAAAGGAACTTCAGTAGAAACTTCTTCAACGGGTTCTTCAAATACTTGTGGTGAAACTTTCTCCACCAACACTCTTTCAATATCGGGATTGTCAACATAATCCTCACCATATACAAATCCTTTTTCTTCCACAGGTTCTTCAACCACTGGTGGTTCTGCCATAGGAACAACAGATTCTAATTCTGGTGCTAGTAATTTTGCAACTTCTTCTACTTTAGGTGCTGGTGTTTGACCCAGAGCACTTTTTGTGGGTCTTCCTCTTCTATTTGTCATAATATTCTAATTTATCGTTATTATTATTTCACATAAATACTCATAAATGAAAAAGACCCACTAATCGTGAGTCTTTTCCTTACTTAAACCTTATTATCAGCCACCTACGTCATCAAATGATGCACCAGATGGTGTGATGGTGAATGTAATACCGATGAATTCAACAGCACGTGTTGGTTTCAAGAATATTTCACCATATAGCTCGTTTCTGTCACGAGTTTCGGGAGTGTTATTACTATTGTCCATTTTAACCCTGAAGTCGGTTAGACCTCTTTCTCTCTTGATGCTATCAAGAATTGGGTTTACTTTATTTAAGAATTGGTCAATAGTTGCTTGGTCGTTCTGTTCGAATACAAGTCTGATTGCAACATTAGCAATAAGAACCTTGATTTGAAGCAGTAATCTACGAACATTGATTCTATCAAGTGCACTTTCTTTAACCTGAAGAGTCTTCTGACCAAAAATTGCAGTACCTGCATCAGCGAAATCAGCCATTGGGTTGATTCTACCTGCGTAGATAATATCACGTGCTTCCAGAGACAATTTATACATTGACTTCTTGGCGTTAGTTACACCACGATTCAGACCAGCAGGTGCGAACCAAGGGAATCTCACGTTATCGGTAAATGCCATCGCTCTTACAACTTCACCTGTTGGTGGAATATAAACGTTGACGTTATTCTGAGTATCACGCATCTGAATCCAAGGGAAGTAAGTACAAGTGTAGCTACTGTCGATTTCTGTGTCTTCAAGTAATCTAACGATTTCCTCTGAAACAGTAACATCTTCTTTACCGCTTCCACCAACTGTTGGTGTAATAACACCAGCTAGTTCAGGAGAATCAATTACATATAAACTATCGGTTCTTTGCTGTTCAATCATATCGATTGTGTTCTGAACCAATGTTGTTTGGTCTGTCCAGTTAATACCGGGAGTTGAGAAAAGGTTAATTGTGACATTCTCAGGATTACTGAAAGTATCGATTGCCATTTCCCATGCTTGGAAGTCATTTGTTGGAACAACCAATGGTTGACCCGGATGACCACTCTGTCTTCCACCTTGTACATAACCATCACCGTATGAACGCTCTCTCCTATTTACATCCCAACCATTAAAACCACCAGCAGGAACCAGTGTGAATTTCCTTGTTTTGATGTCATAATATGGATTTGTTGGGTCATCAGTGTCATTATATGTCTGGAATTTACCAGCACCACCATCAAATTCGCCTTCTGGATAGAAAACGATACCAGTAACTCCAGAGTCCATATGGAATCCATGTGATTTTGTGAAATCATCAGGGTCTTGTCCACTATAGAAGTTAATGAAATTAAATAAGTTTTGGTTTATGCCGTCATTAGTATATGCGGTTTCTGAAATACCAAGATATGTTTTAATTATTTTATCGGTATCAGTATAACCAGTCTTATAGAAAATTTTTGGTGCAACACCTGAAGTACTACCGTCACCAGTTGCTGACATTGCGTAATTACTTTGTACGTACCCTTCAAAACCTGCTGGGAATACATCAAGAGGAATATCATCACCCATTTCAACCATAACATATTTACTCAATAGACTGTATTCACCATCACTTGTACCGATACGCTGACCAATATAATTTGACTGACCCTTAATCATTGTACATTTTTGGTAGGTTTCCAGTACACTTGGATTTGCGTCAGTATCGTAGAAAGCACGAACAGCAACATCGAATTCTCCTGAGTATGGGTCGATGTTTGCAATTGTTACTTTAATTTCTTGGTTTGCAGCATTACCATCTGAAATACTGATAAATTTGAACAATCTGTCAACACTATTACCCTTTAGTTGAGATACAACCCAAGGTGTTTCTGGTGTCTGGAAAGTTGTTTCATAATCACTATATACACTAGTACTACCAGTAATCAGTTCAGTGTTAACACCGTAAGCAGAACCGTCATCATCGAGCTTCTTAATGAGGTCGGGATAAATCGCTTCAACCCAAATCATTGTTGTTTTGTCTTTCGGTCCATATCCAATAACATTAGGTAAGAAACTGGTGTCATTAGGATTTAATGAAACCTGATATGTTCCGGTATTTGCTGTGCTTGAAGCAACCATTGTAAATGTTGCAAAAAGGTCACCAGTATCACTGAGTGTATTATTAATTGTAATATCAAGATTTGTTGTAGTAAATTCAGTAACCGGAACACTATCAACAGCAGTGTTTGAGTCACCTCTACTTCTAACTACTGCCAGAACCATATTCTCGTACTCAGTTAATGATGTACCAGTATATAGTGTCACTTCATCATAAGCAATTCCGACACCAGCAACATATGTAGTTGCAGTAAATTCGTGAACATAATTTGTGAATACACCAGTTATAACGTTTTTAGTATAACCAGTATCAGATACACCAGTTGCTCCTTGAAATCCTAATGAAACACCCAGATATGAACTACCGCTAAATGGTGTGTTTCCAGTTGTTACCGTAGTTGCGGTTACTGAATCTAGGTCAACACCAGCATTTAATGTTATGTTCCAAGCATTACCTGCCTGATATCCACTAAGTCCCAATACTCTAGTTACCCAAAGTTGCTGTGCTTCTTCAAGGAAGGCATTAGCAACATAAGGTAATTGATATTGAAGTTGTCCGTCTGGAAATCTTTTAGTGCTTTGTGCCCCAAATCTTTCGAAGAACTGAGTTTGGTCTTGAATGAAGACTGGTTCGAAAGCTGGACCCTTTAATGTTTCACCAGCAAGACCTAGTGTTGTTATACCAACATTACGTGTTACGTAAGTCAAGTCTCTTTCTTTAAATTTTACACCCGGAGAGGTAAATACAAAATCTTGTGCCATATTATCTATTATTTAAGTTTTTATTATTTATTCGTTTATAGCCGATGACTATTCTTTTCAAATAAATACTAAAAAATAATCGAAAAGGTGTTTTGAGGCAATTAATATCACGTTGTTATTCTTATCCATAAATCTGAATTCCGGTGGATTTTTCCTAAAATGTCCCAAATTTTCATAAATTAGGAAATAATTGGAATTTTTTGGTCTGGATTTCCGAAAAAAATTTTTTGAAAAAAATGAAAAAAGTTTGGTTTTTCTCGTATTAGTATTTATAGGAAACATTTTTATTATGAATAAATCCCAACGAATCTATTTTAGTACGGGTTACACTGGAAACCAGAATCTGGATAAATACGTGAAAGTAAAACTCGAACAAGATGTTGAAACACTTGAGTTCATGTCAATGAGTCTTGGTACTGCGGATGTGTATCAGAATTTTAATGCGGATTACGGTGTTTTAGTTGGTAGAGTAATTGCTAACGGTGGAATTGGAATCCCAAATGCTAGAATAAGTATATTTATCCCCCTTACTGACGAAGATGCACTAAATCCTGAACTCTACAGCGTTTATCCATATAAAACACCAAGAGATGAAAATAACGAGGGAAAACGATATAATTTACTTCCACGAGTTTCAAAGAAAGACCCCATTACCGAAATAATAAAACCGAAACAACCATTTGGCAGCTTTCCAATTAAAGAAGAGGTCGTGGCAAACCCACCATTTTTAGAAGCATATAATAAATATTATAAATATACTGCGCTTACAAATAAAGCGGGTGATTACATGATATTTGGCGTACCAGTTGGCACAAAAACCGTTCACCTGAGTTGTGATATCACAGATATTGGTGAATACAGCATGAACCCGGCATCTATGGTAACAAATCTTGGTTATTCACCAAATCTATTTACCGATAATAACACCAGAATAAAACCAAGTAGAGATTTAGGTGATTTACCGAACATCGAAACACAAGAAATAACTGTTGATATTAGACCATTCTGGGGTGATGCGGAGATTTTTGAAATCGGAATCACTCGTCAGGACTTCAGAATTCGTTCAGTATTGACCAATACTTTCGTTATTTTCGGTAGTGTCTTTACTGATGGTGATAATACAATGTGGAGTAGTGATTGGGAAGGTGGCAAACATATTCGTGAATACTTCAGAGCTAGAGACCCATCGGAAAATTTATTTGGGGTCTGGAATAAACGAGTTGGAGAAGTTACGGAAAAGATTTATTATTATCCAACAAATGTTAGCGATGAAAAAATTGACACTGGTGATGTTGAAGAAGATGGTAGTGATATGGTGCTTCTGGATAAAAGCGAGTATTCCGTATATAAACGTGATGGTGATTTTGTTGTTATAATAAATTGTAACAGAGATAAAATCATCACCAATGAATTAGGAAACCCGGTTTCTGTGGATAATGATAGTGTTCAGGGAATATTTACAAAATTCAAGGGGTTCTTGACATTAGAAGTTAGTGATGAAGTAGTTCCAATGAATTTTAGTTATGAGTTAGGTAATAATCTTACTGTCGTACCACTTAGATATAAATTAAAATTCCCACAATACGCTAATAGAAATCATGGACTTGAACCACCCAATGAATCAACTGGAGACGACACCAGCGATACTAATGCATGGAGACTTCAACATAAAACTTTTGAGGGTGGAAAATTTTATAGTGTTGCTAAGTTTCATGGACTTACCTATAATGACCATGAAAATGATGCTGACCAAACTGAAGAAGATGGATTTATGGAATTTTCTGATAATAATATTGCTACCAGAGACCCAAATTGGAATGTTAATATATTAATAACTGAAACCAGTGGAGAAAAACCTAATAGTGATTATCAGTTTCCAAGCAATGCAACGCTAGTTGGTCATGGTGACCTTGATGTGTTTGGGGCAGCGTGGTTAAATCTATGTGTTCATCTTCCACAGGTGGGATATAGTACAGATGGTTGGGAAGATGTGAGGTGGGTGAGAACGAATGATAATTTTTCTCATCAAAAAAGTAGAGAAGGTACTTTTGGTACAATATTTAGATATTTAAACAATTATTTCGTTGGGGGTAATCAACAAACAATAGCTGCATTACAATTTAACACCAAATGGTTTGCTCGTTCTGATGCACATTGGACTGATATTATTGAGGTTCCTGTTACCGATATACTTACAATGAATGATAATGTTCCCTCAAAAGGATTTACTGATGATATTATTACTTTAAGTGGTGCTGAATATCGTAATGGTGATTATATTCCCCCTGATTGGACTGTAACTGATGCAGCACCAATGAATGGGCAGAAAGATGGTGGTGACCCTACTGCTGGTCCTGATGACACCAAATATTTTTATAAGGGTTGGGGTCCATCCAATTGCATTGCTTTTTTAGCAGACCTCGGAATAATATAAAAAAACCCGCTCAGTTGAGCGGGTTTTAATTTATTGTAAAATAAAAACATCAAAATCGAAATCCACATCTTCTAATTTCACTCCGCTTCCAGTATATAGAAGAATTTTAAATGTTCTTTCCACACCACTAACTTGTTTTGAATCGGTAAAAGTAATAAATGCATCATCAAGTATAATTTCCTCGAATTGATATTTTCTTCTAATATTTTCATCAAGAGAATCTGTAACAGTCGCCACATTACCTTCAATTCTAATGTAAAGGCGGGGATAGGTTTCTTCAACTGGTTGATAATTGACATCATTACCATTGGTTGATACCCATGAGAGGTTCGACCATTCAGAATATTGTTCTTCGAGTGTCAGGTCGGGAACAACCGGGTCGTCTTCGCAACAACTGGTGCTCATCAGAACAACAGCAAACATAATCGTCAATAAATAAGTTACTTTTTTCATCATCATAATTTTTAGTTAAACATACTCATTATACGAATTTCAGCAGAAATTGTTACAATTTCAGAAAAAAATTTGCAGGTATTTATTATATATGGATAAAAAGATTGAAATATTACTCGGTAACCAGAAAAACATCAATTCTATTAATACTGACTCATATGATAAGATTGAATTATCAAGTAATAAGTCGGAAATCATGGAATTCGCTATTAATGATATTGTGGATTCCACATTGGTGTTTGATAACGAAAGACAAGATAATCCCATCTATAGAATATATGGTAGGATTGAATGGATGTCGTTATTAAATGGAATTAAACAAGGACATAATGATTTAGAAGATTTTTTCAATCCAATATATACCGGAAATTCAAAGAACATTCTCAATTCGTTCCAGTTTTATCTCGTAGCCCCACACCCAACTGATTCTTATGGTTCTATTGTTGGCACTGCTGGAACCCAACGTATAAGAAGTTTTATTGTAATTGCGGGTATGGACGATATTGAAATATATAATGCTGGGTTTAGTAATAATGTTTATGGTGAACAAGTATATTCATTTAGTTTCAAATCAGATATTGATGTCAGTAATCTCTTCGACTATTTTGGTTTCCCGGTAACTGAATTGTTTTTATATGCTCAATATATAAAGTCATCTAATATTGTCGAACAGATGTCACGAACTACATGGACAAGCTATGGTGTTAAAAGTAAAAATAACACATTCACAACAAAAGACCTGAATGTTGGTGACGATGTTGAAGACTATAATGGTAGTAATATTCACGATATAATCGAATACCAAAGAGAAGATTTTTATCAACAACAATTAGAAGAACAATTTTTTTACATCAGAACCAGATATAATGATGGTGGAAATAAATGGTTGGAGTGGAAATATAACCCATTTATTCCTTTTAGGTTAAGATATCTTAGTGATGATTTGGATAGTACTAAAGCAAGTCAGGTTATTGAGAATACAACAACTCTTGATGTCATACCAATATATAGCCCCTCTAATGAATTTAATGGGACCAAATCACAAAAGCAAACATTAACAACAACCGCTAATGTAATCGAGAATTGGGATGCTAATACCACAACATATTTTAGTTGGGATGAAGAAGATGGTTATTTACAATTTCAAAACAATACTTTCTATAACATTAGTTTCAAAACAAAAATATATTTACCCGAAGGTACTGACCAATATATTGCTCAAACAGATATGCAAGAATATGTTGGAGGTATGTGGGTTACTATTGTAGGAACCACAAGAAAATACTTCTCAAATGATGACCCGGAACAATCTGTGAATTTCAGTAAAGCATATCTCAGTGGTAATCGAATTAGAGTCAGAGTCCAATTAATTCCGAACCCCGGAGAAAGAAAAGTAGAAACAATACCAGATTATGCAACAATTCTCACAACTGAAGGAAGGCTTGTGTGGCGTGATATAAATCCACAAGGATATGTGGAACCCCTAACTGGCGTTGGTGTTGATTATCCGTTTTTTAATGAAAGAAGATATTTATTTTCACCCGTCATATTGAATGTTATTCCTAATTTAACGGAAGATGTTAATTTTAAACACGACCCCACAAATCTGGTGTTTGAAGAAATTTGGTTTAGTCCTGATGCCACCACATTGGATATTACACCAACAAAAGATGATTTAAATAACGTAGATAAACCATGTCAATAAAAGAGACGATAAAATTTAATGGTGCTGATACTTTCATAAAGTTACCTCTAAAAATTAGTGATGAGTTTGTTGATTACCAACAACAAATTGACAATTTGAATGAGAAAGCCAAAGAAGAGCTAATTAATCCGGTTATTGACTATGAGGTACGTAAATATAAATATAAAAAGGAAACTACTGAGACGACATTGACCTTCTTTTTCACACCCAACGGTAGTTCAGCAAATGATTCTTTTGGTTCTACCGGAGCAGGTTTCACCACAACAGAAATTAATGATAACGCCAATGTAATACGTAATAGTTTCTTTATTCTGGACTTTTATGATAGTTTTGATGATTACACCCAGAATAAAATATTTACAATCTACAACACAAAAATATTAGATAGTGAAACTGACCCCACTGAAGACGATATTCCAGTACCCATATATAAAATCAGTAACACAAATATAAATCAGTTTTATAGCTGGTATATTCCTGAATCATATCTTGCCCCATACATTTACAGTGGCTATACTACGATTCAAGCATATGTTAAAATTAGTTTTTATAACGCAAAGAAAGGTAAGATATCGTTATTTTATAACCAAGCAAATGCGGGTTTAAGTACACCGAAAAAAATGTATATTGAAGCCCGTCTATATCCACAAACAATGGAATGGCAATTCACTTCAGATAACGTAACAATGTTCGAGTATCCACCAACCAATGCCTATGTTAATAGGGTAAATAACAGAGTAGATAATTTCAATAATGAAAAGCAGGATTATCCTGATGGAAATGTTTTTGATACTAAAGACGGTAAATATGATTAAACCACACTAATACCAATTCTTGGTCTTCTGATTGTCTTAACGATTTCAAATTCCTTTTCGTCTTGAATGAATCCGAGGATTTTCAATGCGTATTTCGATACAAAGAATCTATCACCATCAATATTCTCAATTGGGTTTGACTCGGCAAAACCTTCGAATAACAATACCAGTGGATTTCCGTTTATCCAAACATAATCCTGTCTTGAAGCGAAGTTCTTCAGAACCTGTTCATCATAAGCATTAACATCAACACGATATTTAGTAAAAAGTGCGACTTCATAAATCATATCTACATTTACGGGTTCGGGCATTCTGAATTGTAAAAAGATTTCCTGACCCTCATCGAGTATCGGCACATTTATGTATCTGAATTTACGGGGTTGTGGAATTCTGTACTTTGTACCAAGTCTGGTTCCAGCTTGTTTATCAATACGTCTTACCGTGATATATGGTGTTGGGACGTTTTTGTCGTTATCCATGAATCTCCAAGTTTTGCTGAACTCACCCCAACGGTCATTATCGAGATAAAAAGCAGGAACGAGCTTATTATCCAGAGTCAATTGCATACCTTTTGTGTTGACGTAATCAAAAAGTGAGCTGTCAAGGTCTTCGAGCAAAATAGTTCTTGGGAGATATTTAGTATCGATATCCGTTGCTGCCATTAGTTCTGCAATTCTATCAAAACTATATTTCAAATACTTAGTTCCGATATCCGGTGGATTGGTATCTAGTGTTAATTTAACTTTCTTCTTAGGAAGTGCCATCTAAATCTTTTTACATAAATACTCTTTGATTTTAATTATTTATTGCCTATATTTGCTCAACCAATAACATGTTATGCTCGTAGAACGAAAAGAAGTACTGAATGAAGACCAGAGTCTGGGATATGTGGAGTCCGTTTTTAAATCAGATAACATACTAAAAACAGTATATTTTGCTGATACTGAAAAACTTTACATTACATTCAGTCGTGGTCACACGTATCTATACCTTAATATTCCTTTAGATTTCTATATGGAATTTGAAGAAGCCGAATCACATGGCAAATTCTTTCATAAAAGAATAAAATTAAATTATCCTTGTTATAAGGAATACACTTACTATCCCCATGAAGTTCAAGAACTTAAGGATATTGTGGAGAATAATACCCCCGAAGAAGATGACGAATAGCACAGAAGATTATATAAATCAAATCGAACTACTAAAACAAGCACTTTTATTTTATGCCGATGCGAAAAATTATGAAGTCAACCAACCCCTAGTGAATGAATTGATTTCATTTATTGAAATAGATGCTGGCTCACAAGCCAGATTCGCTCTCCAGAGATTACAAGAAACCATTAACCTTAATCAAGAAATGGAAGATGAATACCTAAAGGAAATTAGGGAGAAAATCGAGAGTAATACACCACCTGAAAACATTCTAAGACTAATTGAAGAAATAAAAAAAGTGGGTAATGGAGACGTTTAACGAATATCAGAAGGAAGCCGTGGCTCTCAAGATTAGTCTTGATAAGTTCCAGAAAATCTTTCCAAACATGAATGATGACGTAATTAAATTAATTGCTGTTGTTTATGATGGTCTAGGTCTAGGTGAAGCCGGGGAAGCACAGGGAAAAATAAAAAAAGTAATTAGGGACAACGGTGGAATCATAACACCAGAAGCCACCGAAGAAATAAAATCAGAACTCGGAGACACCTTATGGTACATCACATCGATGTGCGAAAATCTGGGTATTACTTTAGAAGACGTTGCAGTTGCCAACATCGAAAAACTTCATGACCGCCAGAAGAGAGGTGTTCTTGGTGGGAGTGGAGATTATAGGTAATAAAATGGAAAAAGAAATATTAATTGACGGAAACCTGCATATTTATGATGCTCTTTGGAGTCAATTTAAACCAGAGGGTACAACAATTCATGTTGAAGAAGATGTATTTATTCATCGAAATGAAGATGATTTCATTTATCCCGCAACTGACACGTTCATTGAAGACGTATTTGAAAAATACGATGTGAAGGACATTATCGCATATAGTGCAAAATTCAAGAAGAATCAACATTAATGGCAGCACATATTTTTGACATAGACGGAACAATCGTTAATTATCACACAAGCGAATGGCTTGAAGGTGCTAAAGAAGCATTAATTGCACTGCATAATGCTGGTGAACAAATCATTTTCATCACAATGCGTGGTGAACAAGATGAGGGAACTATATGGAGCATAGAGAACACTAAAAACACAATATTAAAAGACCTTGACGACTTGGGTGTTATGTATCGAATTCTTTTCGGAGTCAAATCTCCACGAATCGTTTATGATGATTCACCAGTTTATTTACATAAAAGACAAACAAATCAACCTTATAAATGAAAGATAGAAAAGGATTTACCAGAAATCAATGGAAAGAAATGGGATTCTTCGATGGAACAAGTGAAGAATTCGAAGAGAAAGCAACCAAAGCAATGAATGTTGCATTTCTATACATGTATGATAAGCGTGAAGAAGGTAAATCGGAACAATTTGAACTCTTGCCGTTAATGGTGATTAGTAGAGTTATTCGCAGTGTTGAAATGACAGATAAAGAAGTCTTGGAAATCTGTAAAGAAGTGGAAACCGCAACTAAAACATATGACTTCAACCAATTTAATGGTTATTCATCTATTGATGTTGAAGCAGAATTTACTGCTGAATTTGTTGATAGAAAATTAGAACAATTAAAGAACCGATAATGAGTAGACCGAAAAATAAGACTGTGGAAAAACAGATTATTGCCGTTATTTCAGAGAATATTAATGATTTCAGGTCGGAAATCATCAAACTGTTTGGTGATTATTCATTCGATAGGCGTTCAAACGGTAGAAGGGTTATAACGGATAAAGCCACATATTTTTGTATTACAAAAGCAATACATCTTTGTGGAGTATCTTTTCATGATGCAATTACTACAGAAAACGCATATCGAAACGAAGAAATACCCCAAATCATATATAACATCAAACCAACATTTTATTATCCTTTGGGTGAAGGAAAAGCAGCCGAACTCACTGAATTGTTTAATAAATTGGAAAGCGACAATAAATTTAAAAACAAATGAAAGAATATCAAGACGTATTACAGGATATACTCGACAATGGACGAGAGAAAGAAAGTGGGAGAGAAAACATGCCCAATACAATTGGATTATCACATGCAACAATTTTAATGAAAGATGTGTCCGAAAAGTTTCCATTACTCACTACAAAGAAGATGTATTGGAAGGGAATCGTGTGCGAACTCCTATGGTTTTTGCGTGGCGAAACCAATATTAAGTACTTGGTAGACAATAACGTGAACATCTGGAATGGTGACGCATATCGTTGGTATTTAAAGTGGCGAGGAAATAATAGTCATTATCTTGATGATGAAAAAGAGTTATCTCAAGAAGAATTTGTTGAAGAAATAAAAAGAGGAAACTTAAAGGAACGTCAGTGGAGCATTGGAAGTCAAGGTGATAAGAAATATAAACTTGGTGACTTAGGGAAAGTATATGGTCACCAGTGGAGAAACCAGAATGGTGTTGACCAAGTACAGGATGTGTTTGATGATTTGAAGAATAATCCATATGGTAGATATAAAATCATTGATGGATGGAATAAAAGAGATTTTCCAGAAATGGCTTTACCCCCATGTCACTTGCTTTATCAGTTTATTGTAAGACCAATGACTGCTGAAGAACGATGGGATTTATTTCAAAATGTTGAATGGGAACTTCCACTTAACATGAAGGATACCAGTGATGAGACACTTCATAGCGTATGTGACAATCACAACATCCCAAAATATTTCCTTGACCTGAACATGTATCAACGTAGTTGTGATACATTTTTAGGCGTGCCCTTCAATATTGCAAGCATGTCACTGTTATTAATACTTGTTGCGAAAGCCAATAATATGATAGCCGGGGAATCGTTTTGGATTGGTGGTGACACACATCTCTATGTAAGTCATATTGACGCAGTTAAAGAACAACTAAGCAGAATACCAACCAAATTACCAAAGGTTGTAATTGTCAGACGTATTGAAACTCTTGCGGATATCTGTAACCTCACAACGAATGACATTATCCTGAAGGATTACGAGTCTCAGGATGCAATTAAAGCCGAATTATTTACAGGATTAAAAAAGAAATAAAATGGAATTAAGAACAATGGAAACGGATTTGGAATATCTCACGACTAAACGTGATGATGCTCTTGGGCAATTTAATAACATAGTTAAAAGTCATCTACTTCCTGATGAAGAACTACATAATGCACTTGATAGAGTACTGAGAGTGAATAAACAAGTTGAGACGATGCTTGAAGTTATTGCTGTTCATAAGGGGGTACAGGAAAAAGAAAAGAAATAGAGTTGAATGTGGGGATTTTATATAGCGATAATATTATTGATTGCAGTAATACTCGTTCTTGTCGGAACGCAACGTATTTTAATTAAGAAAAGTACGTATATGTCCGATAAGGAAAAGGAGTTTATTGTTTTCATTATCGATATTTTTGCTGAGTACGGAGATGACTTGGGCATCCAATCCAAAGAACAACATAAGAAATTAGTAGATGAACTGGAAAAAATAAAAACGAAACACTTGAAACATGAATAAATTAGAAGAAATTAATGCTTATCTCGAAGAACAGGAAATAACGACACTAACGGCAGATGGTTTTGATGATGCAATTCTTGGAGTTGTAACTGATTTTAATTCCGAACCACGAATTGCATACTCCAAAAGTAAATGTATTGAAATCCTAATGGAACGGGACGGCATGGATTATGAGGAAGCGATAGAATTTTTCGATTATAACGTCAGTGGTGCGTATGTGGGTGAAAAAACACCGATTTGGGTAGATGATGATTTTCTTAATGAATAAAAAAAGAGGGTCTTACCCTCTTTTTTTGTCAGCCTAATAGTCGTAATTCCCCTCATCACCAAAGGGTGTATAACCCTCGCCACTTTGGTCATACTCTGAAGGGTCACGCATTTGCTGCCCACTCAAATTATACCAGATATTGTTCTTGGTATCATATAGTTCTTGTGATTGGCTTGGTGAGTAATATTCCTTACTCAATTCAACACCATTCATCATATATACTGTTTCTGTTCGCATACGACCAACTTGGTCTCTAGTGATATTGTTTTCCTGTGCGAATTTCTGGAATTCTGGTGTGGCAACAACATCATCAACGGTTTCAATATGATAACTTTCTTCTTCATCTATTGGGTCTGTTTGACCATGAAATTCACCGTTACGACCATAAACTAAATAACTTTTCATACGTTTGAAATTCTCACGGTCTTCATTAAGACTAACGTCTCCAATTCCGGTATTACTATATATTGGATTTAATTTGTATGATTGTGCATTCACGAAACCACTAGATGCCTGTTTACCTGTTGGTTGAACAATGCCCTTTTCAATTAATTGTTCGGCAATCTCCTGATTTTCACTCCATGCTTTCATGAAGAATTCATCGGGTGATAATTCAGCAGAATCATCCAAATTCACACTTATCATTGCATATGGACCTTCTGTTGGTGACATTAACTGCACAGCTAACGCACCATTATTTCCATATTGATTAAAATCGAAATATAGTTCTTCGTCTTGCCCCCAAAGGTTTAATATGAATGTTTTTGATTTACTAACACCTTCAGTAAGTCTGAAGTTTTTCAACTCAACAGTTTCTGTTAATCTAGGTTTGAATTCTGGATTAACTTTCCTCATAACCTCTAATAATCTTTGTTTTTTTTCCATTTTAATTAAATATTAAATCCTTTGGTTTCGCTCAAGAACGGCACAACATCTTCTTTCACCGGAACTCCGGTTACTCTCTTCCAATATGGTTTGAAACCTCCTATGGTTTTCTTTGTTTCATCAGTAACATTGTTCGCACTTTCAACTTCATAATATCTATTCTTTGTACCACTCATGTTGTATTCAATAATATCACCTCTATCGATTTCAATTTCTTTTTCTTCGAGTTCCTTGAGATAGACCCCAAAACTAATATTCCCACTGTCATCACGACTGATACCACCCAGAGTACCACCATAATATTCTTGTTTACCATCCTCAATGGTAACCATAACACTTAGTTCGACAGGAGCCATAAACTTCTTATCCTTGGTTTTCGCCTGTCCGTATAAACTATGCACTTTGGTTTCCACGATATTAATTTTATGGATTTTAACCGTCTGAGCATTGTCGGTTTGAAGAAAGTTTCTACCATACATCACATCCAAATCAAATGAGTTCTCACTCATGAACATCCCCATCCTATTATCCTCAAGGTCGATTAATTGTTTCTTCTTTTTCATTGTTCCCACGTTTCCTCGTTAATTACATCAATTATTTTCATCATTAATTTAATATTTCAGTACCCTTCATTTTAAAAGTATCGAAATTAAAATATTTTTCATCATCAATAATTGGAAATGAAGACATAAGATTCGAAAAACTACCAAATTTAATTAATCCAGAATCTTTAAGACGCTGTAATTCATCTGGTGTTAATAATCCATATTCATGGGTTAAATTGCTAACACTTGCTGCCTCATTTTTTCTTACACTTCTCCACCCCTCTTTAATAATTTCGGTATTCAACATTAATTGGTCGTGTAACAGTTTCCAATTAATAATATGTGGTTTAAATGTATTGTCTAATTTACCCATGACTTCAAAAAGTCGTTGTTTGTCGTAATTTTTCATTCTTAAATCGGAATTATTGGGTACATAGGTGGCTGGTAACCACGTTCTCTGTTAACCGCTTCTGCAATATCAGCACGTTCTTTAGCTAGATTAGCTTGACTCATTTTCTCCAATTGCTCAAGAATAAGTTTCTCAGTTTCTTCCTTTAGTTTTTCTCCTTCATCGAGTAGGTGACGATAATCCATTGTTAATTGCTTATCAGCAACGCCAAGTTCACCACTATAAAATCCCCTGACACCACCAATTACAATTTTCACCTTGGCGATAAGTAAATTTCTTATTTGCTGACGAGCAACATCATTCATATTTCCCCATTGTAATATAGTTGTTGGTGGGTCTGAAGGTAGTTTTACGACATCGTTATTTTCTTCAAGACAATTATCTCTGTCTTCTTCGCTTCCATCGGTGTCGTAGTACCAATACCATACTTTTCTACCTGCGTAATGTTTGCCCCACGATGCAGCAATTTCATGACGGTCATTAGGAACCGGATAGAGATGCAACATCTTTTCACCAGTCGCCAGACCAGTGATGCGGTACGTTAGTATTGACTGCAACACCCTTTGTTTCATTCTACGGTCCTGTGCGCTTAACAGAGTCGAGAAAGTCGGCTGTACATATAATGCGGGACGACCAAGATATGACATACCCATCATACCAGCACTCCAAGCGTTTAATGCAAATGGGTCAACGAGTCCACCATCGATTTGTGGTGGGGTTTCCCATAGTACTTCGTTTACCTCACGACCTGCCGGGATGATATAATGTTGAGTATGTGCTAAAGTTGTGATAAAATCTCTTTTGAGTTCCCAGCCACGTGCTGCTGGAGCATTTGTTCCCATACCCACCTGACGACTATACGCATAGGTGAATGATTCCATATAAGTATTTGATTTGGTTGTAAATGCTGCAAGGAAATCTCCGGTTTCTTTGCTCATACCCTCAAGATTAGTCCATTGTTGATGAATTATCCATTGGTTAAGAAATGCTGAATAATCCTCAACAGCCATTTCTAAATAAGAATCAAGATTCTCATCCGGTAACACAAGTGGTCTCATGGGATACCCTAACTCATGCTTGACTTTGAGATATAATTTGTTTTTTTCTGCTACGGTAATTAAAGCCATATTGCAATGTTTTCTAATAAATACTTGAAAGTTTTTTTAAAAAATGGTTTCATTCTCAAAAGATTGTTATATATTTGTAGTTAACTCAATAAGGTATGAGAAAAGACGTTGCATATAGGAAAGCCGATATTAAGAAGTATCAAAAGTTAAATGAGAAAGTTAGTGAGGACTTGTTTGTGATGAATGTGCTGGACATCAGTTATGAAACACCATATAAAGACAACATCGCCATACCCTGTCACTTGTTTTCCCAAATTCTGGTTCAGAAAAGACCGGACCTACTTAAATATCTACCATTTAAAATAGTTGTAAAGGAATTGGTGAGAGGTGATAACCCTTGGTTAAAGAAAACCAAAAAACTCGGAATCTATGATGAAGAGAAAGGTGTGTTAACGCTTCATCTCGATTTAGAGGAAGACCATAAAGTCGTGGCATTCTTATGGTTATTATTCCACGAATTCAGACACCACGTACAATCCCATAATCCCCAAATATTATCATGTCTTGATAATAAAAACCGGGAGATGTGGTTGAATCAATATCCGTATACACTCAGGAGTGTTGAACACGTTTTTCATGAAGTAGACCCTCTGGAAGTCGAAGCCAATACATTTGCATGTGAAATTCTGGATATCCAATACCCAAATTCTAAATTTTCAATAACAGAGGAAACCCTTAAGCGATTAGTACCAAAATCAAAAGATTTGTGTAAATGCGCTAAATGTGGGGTGGAAACAGCGATGTGTATGACAATAGATGCTTGGTGTATTAGCGATGGTAAAGAATATTGTCTAAACTGTCAGAAAGACCTAAAAATTGGCTGGTATGACCCTAAAAACTTAGAACATGTATAAAATTGAATATGAGATTGGTTTAAATGAACAGGGGAGACCCTACATTGGACTGCCAGATGATTACGAACAGAAACCAGAAGACCGCTTTTTCGCACTCGAAGTCACTAGATGGATGCTTCAGGACTTATTGAATCGTAAAAAGGATGAACTCGACAATCAGACCAGTGTTGCGATAGATGAAGCCGAAAGACTACTTGGTCAATTCGGTGATGAAGTCGCAGCAATCTTATATGAGGGTATGACTGTGCAAGGGGAACTTGCTTTGATGATGGCTGGAAATGCTTGTCACCTCCATGTTGAATCTATTGAGGAACGAGATGCACTTCCCGACATCAATATTCTTTATGGTGATAAACTTTTTAAAAGAGTCGAGAGATTAAGAGTAGGGATTGTCCCAGAAGAAAACAAACTCACAGGAAGACCTTATCTTATAGATGAGATATATGAGTTAGTTGATGGAATTACAAACGAACATTGGGTAAAGATATGATACATAAAATCAATTTCGAAATCGATATCGAAACAAATACATTGCGAGACGAGCAATATGCTGAAATTATGGATGTTATCGAAACACAAATGAAAACAAGAAATCCTGAAGGTTTGTCATTTAAAGAGATTAATGAAGTTATTCCACTGGAAAAACTCAAGTTTCATCCTTCAAGCATTCAGTATCCAGATATGTCATATGATGAGAATGATTTCAGTATTAAAGAAACGAAAATAACGATTAAAGCATGAGTTTCAAACCAACAAAAGAACAGGAGAGAATTTTTTTATTCACGAAGAAAAGACAGGAAAACGTTTTAATTAAAGCATATGCTGGTGCAGGTAAAACCACCACCATCGTTGAAGCAGTAAAACAACTACCTATGGATAAATCCATAATGTTTCTGGCATTTAATAAGCACATTCAAGAAGAACTCAAAACCAAATTACCGGAAGGAGTGAGATGTTATACTACATATGGTCTTGGAGTATCAGCAATTAAGAGGAAATACGGAGATAGAATACAGTTCGATGAATTCAAAGCCGATAAGATTATCCAGAAGAAAGCCAAGAACTGGAAACTCGATGAAGAAATGAAAGAAGAGGATATTTTCTTTTATCTCAACGACATCAAGAAACTCGCTAACCTCTGCCGATTAACCCTTACACTTAAACCGGAATATGTATCTTATGTCGCAGACCGATACGACATTCCAATTAACAAACCCAAAGATATTAAACGAGTACTTAAGGTTTTGGATGTAATGAGTACTGATAGGAAAACATATGATTTTACCGATATGATATTTCTACCAGCAATTGATAACAGCATCTGGTTCTTTCCACAAGACTATGTGTTTGTTGATGAAGTACAGGATTTGAACCGTTGTCAAATCAGAATCATTGAAAAAGTATTGAAGCATGACAGGAAAACCAAAAAACTTCAGGGTAGATTAATATGTGTTGGTGATTTCTTTCAGGGCATCTATGGGTTTAATGCTGCCGATGAAAAATCATTTGAATGGTTTGAGAAATTTCCCAACACTAAAACATTACCACTTTCAGTTTCATTCCGGTGTTCACAAGCAGTAATCAGGAAAGCACAGGAAATCGTTCCCGACATAAAAGCACTTCCAGACGCACCAGAAGGTAGTGTTAGAGAAGGTAATGTTCTCGAAGAAGCACAGAGTGGTGATTTTGTTCTGTGTCGAACAACTATGCCACTCGTAAAACTCTTTTTCGAGTACCTTACGCAGCGTAAGAAGGCAATTATCAAGGGAAGTGACATTGGGGTCCACTTGATTGAATTAATCGGCAAAATCAACAATATTGACGCTCTAATCCGGTTCTGGGAAGCCGAACTCCAAACCTATCGACACGACTTGAAAAAAGAAGGCATTCTAAACCCAAAAGAACATAGTGGATATACAACTCTTGAAGATAAAGTAGACACATTATTGTTTCTTGCCAGACTTGCTGACAGCATTCTGGACTTGAAATATAAGATAAAATCTATATTTACCGATGAAATACAGGGTATTGTACTGAGTACGGTACATAAAATAAAGGGTTTAGAAGCCAACAGGGTATTTATTATACGCCCGGACCTATTACCAATGCAAGTTTCGAAGCCTTGGCAAGCAATTCAGGAAAAGAATCTCCAGTATGTTGCATATACCAGAGCTAGACTTGATTTGATTTTTGATAATGAGTGGACTGATGACACCTAAATATGACGTTATGAAATTTTATAGATACGAAGCGGTTAGTTATGCGAGTATGGACCATGATGGCGAATATTATTCACCAAGAATACCAAACGTGAATATTGTACTTAGTGAGTTTAATCTTCATAGAGAAACACCTAAAGGATATTGGATTGGTTATGGGACTCTCGATAGTTTTCATGGAGATTCAAGATGGGTTTCGAAAACCGCTAAGAAACGTTATGCTTATCCAACCAAGGAAGAAGCCATGACGAATTATATCAAACGAACCGAAAGAAGGATGAAAATCTTAAAAGCACAGTTGTTACGTGTTGAAATCGGTTTGGGAATAGCAAAAGGTATGAACAAAAACGAGAAACCTGAAACAGTAAAATGAAAGTAATAATTGCTGGCGGTAGAGATTTTGATGATTATGAAAAACTTCGTAGTTATTGTGATTATCTTTTACAGAACAAAGATAATATCGAAATCGTTAGTGGTACTGCAAGGGGTGCGGATAAGCTCGGTGAACACTATGCTGCTGAACGTGGATATCCTGTTAAAAGGTTCCCGGCAGATTGGGGAAGTCACGGAAAAAGTGCGGGATACCTAAGAAATGAAGAAATGGCTGATTATGCCGATGCCCTGATTGCGTTCTGGGATGGTGAGAGCCGGGGAACACAACACATGATAGACATAGCAAAAAAAGAATTAATTGAAATAAGAATATTGTATTATGAAAGACAAGACAATTGAAGAACTTGAAAAGGAACTCGAAGAATTAAAAGCAAGCAATAAAGCATCATGGGATATGTATGGAAGTGAACTCTGTGCTGGTGATATGATTGGTAAAGAAACTGCGATTCAAAAGGAAATTGAAAAACTGAAAACCCTCAAAAAATGGCGAGATGCTGGACTAGTTGATGAAAACGATGTGCCTATTCCAGCAACACCACTACAATTTCTCAAATTAGATGATGATTTGTTGTTGGCAATAATTGGTGGTGATGGTGAGCGAGTAACTGTTAGGTTAGGTAGACGAGATATTCAACTCGGACGACTCTTATTCATTGGCTCAAAAGACATTGGATTAAGATATGAAGTCGGAGTAACCGAGGTCAGATACGTTCAAGTGGTGAATGTGGATGATGATGTCATTAAAGCCGAAGGTTTTAATGATTGGACTGATTTCTACGAAGACATGAAGAAATACTATCCCGATTTAGATGTCAGTAATGAAGTCACCGTGATTTATTTTGAAATTGCAGATGTAACAACTCAATAATTATGAGATTTAAGAGAAAATGGTGTGCTGAACTACATCTAAAGTATAGGAAATGGTGTGCTTACAGAAGAATTAGAAGACGTGGTGACACGGTTTTGGGAGATAGTTCCTTTGTTATGTACACGGATTATAATAAGAAATATAAAGCAACCCTTATGATTGTCTCCCAACAAATGAAGGATGATTTAATGAAGAATTGGGAACAGGATGTTGCTGAAATATATCGTAATCAACAAATATATATAATAAATGAACATTAGATATGGAATGGATAGTTAAAATAGAAAAAAACCCGGAAATTGAAACCGAAAAGGACCAGAGAATCAGAATAGCATTCAACCCAATGGCTGAAAAAATTCATTTTTATGGTGAAGCCAAGATAAAAAACAATCAATGGTTTGTTTTCAGTGAAAACATCCATAAAATGGAAATCGCTTTAGAACAACTCCAAAAATCTATGGAAACCGTTGTCAAAG